GGATCCTTGCCGTGCCGGAAACCGGCACCAAGGGAAGCCGTTCGCTCACCATCAGCCCCGCGCCTGCGGCAGGCGCCGCCGCCGTCCAGATTGCCGGTGAAACGGTCATGTTTACCGTCGCGGCCGGCGACACGGCCAACGCGGTCGCAACGGCGCTTGCTGCGGCCATTAACGGCTATTTCAATCGCCTCACCGGCGCGAGCCTGCCCTTCACGGCCGCCGCCGGAACCAACGTCGTTACGCTGACGCCGCGCCATGCAGGCACGATCTGCAACGGGATCGACATTGTCGTGCCGGCGCTTGACGGTTCGAACGTGCTTTCCAGCAAGGTCGCGATCGCCGCGCCGACGTCCGGTGCGGGCACGCCCGACCTGACTGCCGGTCTCGCGGCTCTCGGCGACGATGAATTCGACTGGATCGTCAGCGCTTTTGCCGACGCAACCAATGTGGCGCGCTACTCGACCCTTTTGTCGGATATCTCGGGCCGTTGGGCGTGGAACCGGCAGATTTATGGGCATGTCTTTTTCCCGATGGCGGACTCCATCGGGAACCTGACGACCGCCGGCCTGGCGCTCGACGATCGCCATCTTTCTATCTTGCCGGTGATCGCATCTTCGAATGCGCCCAATCCGGTCTGGCAGTGGGCGGCGGGCATCGTGGCGCGCATCGTGCCGTGGCTTTCCGACGGGGCGACAGGCAATGTGTCGCGAAACCAGACCGGACTTGTCGTCGAGGGTCTTTTGCCGCCGCGCGACCGGGCGGGATGGTTGGACTATGCGACGCGCGACGCCTTCCTCGGCTCGGGTCTTTCGACGTGGAAAGTGAACGGCGCCGGCGATGTTGTCGTCGACAAGGTGATCACCACCGCGCGGACGTTCAACGGCGTGCCCGACACGACCTTTCGCGATGTGCAGAAGGCGGGCCAGCTCGTCTATGCGCTGCGGCGCTTCCGCACCGACCTCACCGTCGAACACGGCCAGAAGGCGATTGCCGACGACAATCCCGGCAATTTGCAGACCCTCACCACGCCGGCCGATATCCGGGCGACGGTCATGCATTCCTATCAGCGCATGGTGATGACCGGCGTCCTCACAAACGCCGTGAAGGCCGCCGAACTGATCGAGGTCAAGCGCAATGCCGACAATCCGAACAGGGTCGACATTTACGCACCGATCGACACGGCCGATCCGCTGGACGTGATCGCGGCCAACGCGGTCGTCTATTCGCAGTTCTCGCCGGCGTAAGCGCCAGCGGGAACGCCATCGACCCTGCACCATTCCTGACACACATGGAGACCAGACATGTCCGGTAACGACTTCGGCGGCGTGATGAAATTTCGCGACTCGGCCGGGCGCAACATTTCGCTGCGCGGCAATTTCACCTGCTACCCATCGACCAGCACTGTCGAGGGTATCGTCAACCAGGACGGAAGTCCCGACCGGATTGCCACGCCGGCGGCGCCGCGCGCGGAAATCACCTTTGTCGACAAGGGCATCGACCTTGCCGGCATGATGGGCGACGACCGCCGCGATGTGACCATCGTCGAGGAATTCACCGGGGCGATCCACCTGTTCACGCAGGCGTTTTACACCGGCGAACCGGCGTCGAACCGGCTTAACGGCGAGGTTTCGGGCGTCGGGATCATGGCCGAAAGCTACCGGAAGATCCGTTGATGGGCGACGTGACCGTTCCGCTTTCGCGGACTTACACCGAAACGGGTAAGCCAGTTGCGGCGCTGTCCTTCCGGTCGCCGCGTTGGCAAGACTTCGTCGACCTCGGCCATGTCGAGGAATGGCAACCTGTCGAGTTTGCCGCCGACGGGTCGCCCATTCGCTCGATGGTGGTGCGCCATCATGACGTCGTCGCCAAATACGCCGAGCGATGCGTGAAGGAACCGCATTCGGGTGCCGACCTTGCGCTGCTCGATCTTGTCGACGCGCTCGCGGTTCATGATGCGATCCGCGATTTTTTTACCTCTGCCCGTACGTCGAAGAAGCCGCCGACCGACTCCTCTGGCGGTACGGAAAAGGGTTCGACGAGGTCGGGCGTCTGACGTTCGCTGAAGTGCTGACTTACGACGCGCGCGCCACTGCCTGGGAACAACGCAGACATGTCTAACCGAACGATGGAGGCTGTGCTTCGGCTGTCGTCGAAGCTCGGCAACATGAACGCTTTCCGGCAGTTGTCGGGGAACCTCGACAAGGTCGACCGGAAGGCCAAGGCGTTCAACCGCACACAATCCGGCCTGATCGCTTCAACCAGCCGCGCCGCGATCGCTTCGGCGCGGCTGCTTGCGCCTGTGGCGGGCGTTTACGGCGTTAAGGAAAGCTTGACGGACTACGCCGCCGCCGAACGGCGACTTAACCGCATCGCCATCAATGCGGACAAGGGCAAGGACGCCGTGGACGGAATGTTCAAGGTGGTGAACCAGACAAGTCACGATTATGCGATGAGCCAGGATCAGGTGACGTCAGGCCTTGAAACGCTGGTCGCTGCCGGTCGCTCGATCGAGGATGCGATGAGCTTCCTGCCTTCGGTTTCCGCCACCGCGCAAGCCGCCGGTGCGGATATCGCCGATATTGCCACCACAGCCGATGCGGTCGGCAATTCGTTCCATATCGTCAGCGCGCGCATGCAGCACGCCTTCGATATCCTCGTAAAATCCGGCAAGCAGGGCAAATTCGAACTCAAGGACATGGCGCAATTTCTTCCGTCGATGGCGCCCGCCTTCGCGGCGCTCGGCTACGAAGGCGAAAAGGGCCTCGCGAAGCTTGCGGCCATGCTGCAGACCATCCGCCAGCGCACCGGCTCGGCCGGTGAGGCCGCGACCGCCGCGCAAAACATCTTCCAGAAGATGGAAAGCGACGAGACGGTCAAGAAATTCGCAAAATTCGGGATCAACCTTCGTGCGGCAATGGCCGACGCCCGCCGCGACGGCAAGGACCTGGTCGACGTGTTCCTCGACCTGTCGCAAAAGGCGCTCAAGGGCGATCTTTCGAAGATCCCGCAACTATTCACCGATGCGCAGTTCCAAGTCGGCATGCGCGCGCTCTTGCAAGGGCGGCAGGACATGGAAGGGTTTCAAACGGCGCTTGCCGATGTCGACGGCACGACGCTGCGCGACCTCGGCCAGATCCTTTCGGACAACGAAGCGAAGCTCGACCGCATGGCGTCATCGTGGGAAAAGTTCAAGACCTCGATTGGCAAGGCGGCCGTTAGCGCCGGCGTGCCCGATGCGCTCGACTATGTCGCAAGCGGCGCCGAACGCGCTGCGGCGGTGAATGCCGGCCTTGAAAAGAACGGCGTTCACGGCTTCGTTGCGCGCAGCATTTGGGGCATAACGCACGGCGAGGCTGACAAGGACGCAATGGCGTTCGCCGGTGGCTTCCGCACGGATGAGCAAAACCGCGCCTATGCCGCCTATGGCGCCTATTCGCAAAGCCGCGCAGCCGCAGCTGCCGCCAATACAATACCGATCCCGACGCCGAGGCCTGACCCGACGCGAATGCCGGCGAGGCCTACCGTTGCGGCACCGCGCGGACCGCTTCGCACCGGCATGATGCCAGGGCCAAGCTTTCGGGAAACCGAGGTTGCGTCGATGGACGCGCTGCGGCGTGACGGCAACAGCATCGCCAACGAGATCGACGCGGCGCTGTCAAAGGGCGCCGAGACGCTGGCGCCTGCGCTGATCGATGCCAGCCGCCCGGCAGGTCAATCGCTTGGCGACACGGCCGCGAGCGCGATTTCAATGCAGGCCGATGGCATCGGCACTAGGATAGGAACGGCGATCGGCACGGCGCTTCAGCCCTACATTTCCAGCGCCATCGCCGACCTGTCGCGGCCGATCGGAAGCCTGAAGGGCGGATCATCGGGCAGGCTTGCCACCGGCAACCCCGGCCGTTCCATGCCCAACGCCGGCCGCCTGCCTGGGCCGGTTTGAGCTAGAGGACCGACATGGCGAGAGACTGGCTTACGACGCTGCGGCGGGCTTCGTTCCGGGGCGTTTCCTTTCACGTCGAGGCCGAGGACAATGTCGTCGGCCGCCGCGTGGCTGTACACGATATTTCGGGCGGCGAGGCGCCAGTAACCGAAGATATGGGCGCGCTGGCGCGCGAATTTTCGGTTGCGGCCTATGTCGCCGGCGATGCCGCCGATCGCGTGGGCCTTACGCTTGAAGCGGCATGCGGCGCGCCGGGGCCGTCATTGCTCATGCTGCCGATGGATGCCGCCCGCCTGATGCATTGCGTCGGGTGCCGCAGGCATCGCGAGAAGGACCGCGCAGGCTATGTCGCTTACGACCTCGCCTTCGTCGAGGCGGGTGCGGCCGGTGTCGCCAGCGGTGGTTTCCTGGCCACGCTTCGCACGATTTTCGCCGCAGGGGCTGCAACCGCCGCCGCTGCACTTTCATCGCTTTAGGGTGCATCATGGACGAGGCGTTTGCCGTTCTGCTCGACCTTGCGCGCAGGCTGATCGTCGACAAGGAAGATCTCGCTCGCGTGGCCGGCTTTGCGGCTGTCATGTCGGCATCCGCCGCGCTCGATCTCGCTCGGCTCGTCGGCGAGGCAAGCGATCCGGTGGCCTTTGTAGACTCGGCCAGAACGACGCCTGTCGATGGCGTACCGGCGCGCTACTGCCTTGCCGTGGCGGGGTGCTTCGCGGCGGTGCGGGGCGACTATGCGGCGCGCCAAGACGCAATCGCGGCCCGCACGCGCCTGTCAGCCGATGCCGACGCGCTCTATCCTCTGCTTGACGATGCCGGCGGCGATGCGGTGGATTTCCTTGTGCGCCTGATCGGCGCCACCGTTCGGGCGCTATCGGACATCGCCGCAACGCGCGCGCCGCTTGTGCGCGTCGAGACAAAGATATCGCTGCCGTCGACATTGCTGGCTTTTGACCTTTATCAGGCGCCCGAGCGCGCGGCCGAACTGGTCGATCGTAACCGCAGCGCCACGCCTTTCATCATGCCCTCGGCGCTTGAGGCGGTGGCAAGCTGATGCTCGACCGCGTGAAACTCACCGCAGGCGGCAAGATATTGACGCACCGATCCTGCGCCTTGTCGGCCTCGGCCGAGGAAGCTGTCAGGACAGCAAGCTTCGAGGTCGTCTGGACCGGGCCGGGCCTGCCCTGCATGCCCGACGAGGATGCGACCATTGAGGTTTCCGGCGAGCTTTGGGGAACGGGTTATGTCCGCGACGTCAACGGACAGCACGACGCCGCTGGCAGGGTCTACCAGATCAGCTTTGTGTCGCGGACCTGCGACGCGACCGAATGCTCGATCGATCATCCAACGATGTTGGCGCGCGACGTCGACCTGATCGGCATCGCCAAGACATTCGACACGCTCGGCATCGGCGTCGACGGCGCGCCCAAAACCGAAAAGAAGCGCACGCACAAGGTGGTGCCAGGGGAAAGCCTTTTCGACACGATCGAGGCCGAGGCGCGCGCGCAGGGCGTGCTGATCCACGACACGCCGCAAGGCAAGCTGAAGCTTGCCGACAAGCCGGAAGGCCGCCATTCGGGCGGGCTTGTTCTTGGCGTCAACATCGCCGAGGCGACGGGGCAATTGAGCGGGGCCAAGGCGTTTTCGCCGATCAGCGTTCGCGGACAGGCAAGCGAAGGCGTGTCGGCCGCCTCGTTGCGACCGGAAGCAACCGCGCGGGGCACGGCAAAGCGCAAGCGGCCGCTGATCCTGATCCAGGAAGGCGAAGCGACATCGGCACGGTTGAAGCGCCGCGCCGATTGGGAGGCGCGCAGGGCCGCCGGCGACGGTATCTCGGCAAGCATCGTGACGCCGGGGTGGCGGGATGCGGACGGCAAGCTGTGGACGCGCAACTTTCTCGTCGCGGTGAACGACCCATGGCTCGGCATCGATCAGGACATGGTCATCGCCGAGGTCGGGCTTCGCCAGGATGGACAAGGCGGCACTGTTGCCGAACTGACCTTGAAGGATCCGCGCTCGCTTGGCGGTGAGAACCCGCGCGGCAAATCGAGCGACGCATGGGCGGCGCCCGAAACTGCGGAACCGGACTACCGCGAGGACGATGATGTTTGACGCGAACCTGACGCGCATGGAATTCGACGGCACGGTCGACCATCGCGACGGCCAGCAATTCGTCGACGGCCGAGGCTTTGCGGGCGACCGCTTCGAACGAACGCACAGGATCGAGCCGCACGGCTTTGCCAGTTGGCCGGTCAAGGGCGGCATAGGCGTAACGCTCGGCACGCGCGGCCGCCGCGATGCGGCTTACGTTTTCGGCGGCGAGAACCCGAAGCTGCGGCCGCAGGTCGGCATGGGCGGGACGGCAATCTATGACCACGCAGGAAACATCATTTCGGTGGTGATGGCTGAATTGCGCATAGTTCATTCGGCAAAGGTGACGATCGTCGCGCCCGAAATCGTGCTTGACGGCCTCGTCAAGCTCGGCGGCGAGGATGCCGACCGACCGGCTTCCGCCGAGGGCACGGTCGACAGCGCGGGGCACACCGAGACCGGCAATTTGGCGACAAGGGTGTTGGTGAAGTAATGCGGATTGTGTCCATTGTCGGCCCGGCCGAGCCGCTGCTCGATCCCGATCTTATTTGGGACGGCCGCGCCGGCGACCTTGCGACGACCGGCCTTGTCGACCCGCTCAACCCCGGCGGCTTGCGCAACGGCGCGGCTATCGAGACGGCGGTGCTGATCTGCCTGATGACGGATCGACGGGTTGATCCGACCGAACTCCTTGATGGCGACGTCAACAGGGGATGGCCGGGCGACGCTTTCGACATGGCCGACGGCGAGACGCCGCTCGGCTCCAAGCTTTGGCTGTTGCGGCGCCGCGCCTTGACGGCGGACATCGAGATATTGGCGCAGGATTATGCGCGCGAGGCGCTGCAAACGCTGGTCGACCAGGGCGTTTTCGTGCGTGTCGACGTGACGGCCGAGGCGCGGCGCGACCTGTCCATGCTGGACATTTCGATTTCCGGTTATGGCCGGGACGGCGGGCGCTCCTACGAGCAGCGCTATGCCGTTTTGTGGGAACAGGTCTAAGGCTAAGGAACGCATGATGGGCTATTCGGTTCGCGCGCTGGCGACGATCTCGCAAAGCGTGCGCGGCGCTATCCGCCAATATCTTCCGGGCACCGACGCAAGCCTGAAGCAGAACGTCCTGACCGTCATCGGCAAGGTGGTTTCGCTGCTTGCCTACGAGTACGAGTTGCGAGTCGCATGGCTTTACAACCAGCTTTTCCTAACCTCGGCGACGAGCGAGGCGATTGTCGTCTTGCAGGCCGGCGAATATGGCGTTTTGCGCAAGCCTGCCGCCGCTGCATCCGGGTTGATTTCGGGCAGCGCCGCCGCCAATGGCATCTATCCGTCCGGCGTGCGCTTCCTTTCCGGGGCGCAGATTTACGTCACGATAGCGCCGTTCGTCGCCGACGCGCTCGGGGCCTACACGGCCAATGTGCGCGCCGAAAAGCCGGGAAACGAGACGAACCGGGACGCCGGCGCGGTGCTGACGCTGGTCGACCCGTCGCTCTATCCCGATTTTGCCACAACCGCGATTGTCGGCGCCGGCGGGCTTGGCGGTGGCGCCGACGACGAAACGGTCGAGGATCTTCGCCAGAGGGCTTTGCGGCGCAAGCGCACGCCGCCGCAAGGGGGCGCGTTGGCCGATTATGAACGCTTCGCGCTTGAGGTTCCGGGCGTCGTCAACGCCTGGGCGCGCAAGTTTGCAAACGGCAACGGCATGGTTGGCGCATGGGTTCTGTTCAAGGGGCGCGAAAACGGCATTCCGACGCCGTCAGACCTTGCGACCGTGCAGGCCTATATCGACGAACGGCGCCTTGTGCGCGTCGATTTCCAGGCGGTCGCGCCGCATCCGTCGCCCGTCGATATCGTGCTGGCGCTGTCGCCGGACAGCACGGCGACGCGCGCGGCCGTCACCGCTGCCCTGACGGCATTCTTCGACGCAACGTCACCGGCTTCGCGCATTCGGCCGAGTCTTCCCGACGATCCGTTCGTGTTGCCGCTGGCGTGGATTTCCGAAGCGGTTTCGACGTCGCCGGGCGAAGCCAGCCACACCATAATCGAGCCTGCGGCAAACCTTTCCTTCGCGCCCGGCGAAATGCCGGTTCTCGGCGCGATTGCCTGGGCGTAGCACGATCATGTCGCGCCACTTCGTCAACGCCGCATGGCCGGACTATTACGCCGCCGACGGCGGCCCGGTCGTATTCGTCGATTGCACCGACACCGATGACGCGGCGGCAATCGACACGCGCGACGCGCTGTCGGAACCCGACGTCGAGACGCTTTTGCCTTCCGGGCTGGCGCTATGGCCGCGCGGGGCCGCGTGGGGCACGCCCGACGGCGAAGCGCCTTCGATGGCCTCGACCATAGCCGGCCTGACGCGCGCGCTTCTGGCGCCGTTCGCCGACCTTTACCGGCGGTTATGGCGGGTCAGCGAGGAGTCGCGCCCGTCGACGATCGTCGACAGCCTTGAAGATTGGGAGCGGGAATTCGGCTTGCCCGACCCTTGCGTCAGCGTCGAGCAATCGGACGAATTGCGCCGCAAGGTTCTGCGGGCAAGGGTTCGTTCGCTGGCGACGATCACCCCGGCCGACGTGGTGAGGCTAGCGGCTTCGCTCGGCTATGTGGTTGCGCTGGAGGAACCGTTTTCTTTCCGTGTCGGCGAAAGCGGTTGCGGTGAGGGCGAGGCAGGTTCGCCGTCGCTTGATCTGCAATGGGTGGTGCACCTTTACGACCTGCCGACGACGCAATTCGAGGCGGGGCTTGGCGAGGCCGGAACGACGCGCCTGCTCGATTTCGACATCGGAACGATCGAGTGCGCGGTGCGGCGCATCGCGCCGGCATGGACATATCCGATTTTCAGCCTCGCCCCGTTGCCGATCGGTTTTGTCCTGACGACCGAGACCGGCGCGCACATCGTCATCGAAACCGGGGCCGCGCTGGTGGCTCCGTTCATTCCATCCACCTGATCCAAGCGGGAGAACATCGTGAAGTACAATCAGCCTCCGGGCATGGACGAGGACGCGCCGTATATCGACGGCAACCGAAGTGCAGGCACCAAGGGGTCGATCGTGCCCGCGGCCGCCATCGAGCATACGCAGCGCGAATTGGTGAACCTGATCAATTTTGCCGGCCTT